TTTTAATTCACTAATAGCAGTATCACTCATAGTATATCCTTCACCTTGAGTAGCAATGCAAGGAATACCAGTATTAGACCATAAACATAAGGCATCTTTTAGTGATGAACAAATACAGATTCTATCTCCAAATTCAGGAACTTTAGTCCATAAACTAATGACAGAACTGTCGGTGCTAGTGCACCATTTAAAACCATTCTTATTGAATGGCTGATAAATCTTAATACTGATATTGCCTTCCTTCCTCTCTATATAGGCATAGGCATACTTGTCTGCCCCAAATGTATATCTTTTACCATTCTTTATGATAAACTTGTGTGAGATAGGATAAACCTCTGCATATTTTAGCCAATCTATACTAATCCCATAGGATTCCCAGTACTTTACATCATATGGTTTCCAATCTCTGATTTTCACCTCTATCTTAGGATGTGTTTTCTTTGTAATCACAATCTGGGTGCTACCATTACTTACTCTAGTAGATGTGCATTTTGTCCCAGAGCTAGCGGTGAAATCCCTATGTATCTTTTCCAATACTTTACCATAAGGAAGGTGCCACATTTGAGAGAGAAGGTCAAATATGCCTCCTCTCTCTCCTGTAGCAAAATCTGTATAGTGCACTTTAACCCCATCAAAACTATATATTCCAAATGAAGGTTTCTTATCTTCTCTTAAAGGAGAATTGATTACACAAGGAATCTCAGTTATATTTAGATATCGTGCAGCTATATTAGCCTCATTTACTTTTGCAAGTATGTCTTCAAGACTAATTGATTCTCTTCCTTGACTAAAAGACATTGCTACTTACTAAAACCAGCCTTTGGGGGCTTCGGTTGCAGCAGGCAGATCCTCTACTGGAGTAGCATCCACCTTATATTCACTAAGGGGACCAACCACAAATTCAGTATTGGGATAGGCACCAGCGTTCTTACGCTCTTTCACTTCAGCATCCAGCTTGCTGTAATCGCTGACATTGTTGCGAAGAACCATCTGAGTATAAGCAGTCTGGAACTGCCTACCATCATCAGTGGTACGTACTCCAAAGAGCACCTTTACTTTATTGTTAGGCTGATATCCAACAATCTCCTTAATTTCAGCAAAGTTGCCATCAAAGAGCTTGTCAGTCTCGCCAAGGCGAGCCTCACAATCAGAAGGATTATCTACAAGAATCCATTTACCATCAACATACTTCTGTACATTGGGAATTCCAAGATAGGTCTTGATAAAGTTGGTAAGGTCTTCCTCGCCATTATAGACAGGACGATAGTCTGCATCAAGATTGGCAGGACCATTAGCATACTGAGGAATTTCATGCTTCTCAGACTGCTCCTTGGTGACCCAAGCAGTGCGGCCATACTTGTCAATCACCTGAATCTTGGTGTGCTCACGATTGAAACGGTACTCCTTGCGGATAAAATAGGACACCTTGGTGGTCATATCAATGCCACTACACTTCTCAGCCACACTCTTGACAATAAAGTCAATACGGGCATAAGGGACTTTCTTACCCTCAATATCCTGAGTACCAGTATATTCGGGAGCTTTATCTAAGGTAGTGTTATAGATTTTCTCAAGCTCCTCTTTATTAGGATTCACTGCAAGAATGGTAACAGGTGCAACACCAATATACCGCTTGACACTTCCTCCCTCAGTAGATTCCTTTCCGGCAGAAAAGGCCATAAAAGAAAAATTCTTCTTCATAATTATTAAACATTAAAAACAACATCAGTGGACTCGGCTTCATCAGAAACCTCAGGAAGATTGCCTTCATACTGAAGGCACTGCTCAGAAGTAAAACCACCAGTCATAACCTTAATGGGGGTCTCCCAAGCATCAATCTGATTGTTGATGTTAATCAACTCTGCAGCAAGGTCACGCATCTTAGCATTGACTTTCTCACGCTGAGTGCAGAGTTTCTTTGTGTTCTGGGCAGTCCGCTTGACTGCAGCCATCTGAAATCTGTTAAGAACCATAATTGTTAAAAACTAAAATAAGATTGTTATTTCCGTCAGTAAGTCTTGTTAGATTAAATTCTATCTCCAACTCTTCTAATATTCTGGGTATAAGCATACTTATTAGGGCAGGATTACTAAGTGTCTTTATTGCTTCTTCCCTATTTTCTAAGTCCTTGATATCACATAAATATTCTAATAAGACTACCGCATCATTTATATTTTTAGATCTAATGAATTTATTTATGGCAGCAATGCAATCTTCTTTGCTAACCATAATATTCATTCATTGCTTTGACAACAGCTCCTAAATCATTAGGGATGAAGTCTTCTTCAAACATTCCATCTGGGGTTTTGCATGGAAGTTCTACGCCATTAACTTTCATCTTGTGAGTGTAAAATCCATAAGTAGGAATGCCTTTATCATCATACTTGGGCTGTGCAAATAATGTTACTGCCACACTCTCAAGTGGATTATACATCTTGTCTAGGAGTTTACCTACAGAGGCCGCTTTATATCCAATTAAGGAACCGTCAGACTCTACAGATTCAAGATGTAACATCATAAAAACATTTAAGTCATCTCGTAAACTGCCACACTTTGCAATAATTTGCCTAAAATGATCTGCTAATTCATTATACTTATCAAAACCTCGTTCTTTACTCCTATCAAAGAATTCAGTTCTCATAATATAAATGGCATCATCAATTACAATGTTCTTAATACGAGATCCCTTATTAATAGATTCCAGATAAGAAAGCAATGTCAAATAGTCTGAGACTTTGAAGAGATTTTTATTCTCTTCATTGTAGGCAGCAGCACTTCCTTTGAATGGAAGCCTTTTACCCAGCACATTAATAACAACTGTTTCCTCTGGAGATAGTGTCTTTATACTAGTGGACTTTCCACAACCAGTATCTCCTAAAATAATAGCAAAATTACTCATCTTGTTTTTTATTATACTTTTTCATGTATTCTTTCATATAGTCGGGATGTTTCTTTCTCCATTCTGCAGCTCTAATCCTTGCTTTTTCTTTGGTAATAGGATTTGTTTTCTTTTGTTCAAGAATTTTTTCTCTATTTTTCCAATAGTAATCTTTAGCCTTTTTCTTTCGAGCTTCCTTATGAAGTTCATATTGCTCTTTATCATACTCTGGGTGTGTTTCTCTAAATTCTTTAGATTGCTGATTTCTATATTCTATTGAAGAAGAATCTTTTCCTAGATTATAGCCTTCTCCTCCAATTGTGGTATTATAGGAAACACCATTGTCTTTATAATACTTTATAAAGGCAATTTCTAAAGTTTTGGCGAGACTTTCAGAGCATTTACTAAATAAAACTTCATGTTTAAAGTTCTCCCAACCATATTTTTGAATGGCTCGGTAAAAGACTGTTCTCTTAGAATAGTTATTACCCTCTTTTCCCCATCTAGCTTCTGGTTTTAGGTGTGTTATTCCTATATAGCACTTTCCAGAAGGACTAGTATGTCTATATACACTCCATGTTTTTTCTTTTTGTTTCATAGAGTAAATATACAAATAAAAATTTAATTATCAAAGAGTTACTTCATCTTTTTTCGAGTTAATTGTTTAATTTTATCTATCATATACCTAAAGAAAATCCTATTTGAATTCCCATTGAGAGAAGCCATATATCTATATACTTCTTCAAGAGCAGGCTTATCTTCTGGAGGAGGCAATTCCTTGAATGTACAAGTGGCACCATCAAAATATAGTGCAATCAATCCTCCCATCTCTCCATCTCTATTTACACACATCTCCAAAAATCTAATATGGTCTTTGAATTTAGTGATATCATATCCCATATATTCCTTGAGACCAAACTTAAAGGGACTGAATAGTCCCATTAACACATTAACATCTCTTTGAACATATTTACTATCACTCAATCCTGCACCACTGGGCCTGATTCTATTCAACTTGAAACTATCATTGCTCTCATTCTCAGTAGATTGTTGTTGAATAACTATAGGAGTAAAGTTATATCTATTCCTGAGATATTTTGCCAGATATTCACTCAGTTTATCAATAGCTTCTTTTTTGCTTAGACTTCTCTCTTGGTCTATCAAACTGATATGGTCAATTACTACAATTCTATATTCAAATGGATCATTGGCTTCATATCTGTCGAAGACATCATCATCATTGAAGCTTACAGACTTTTTATATACAGTACCGTTTGCTTCAGCATATTTCTTGCATTCATAATATATCGTACTACTATGGATTTCTCCACCAATTTTTAATTATTGTTTGTAGTCTGGACTATGTCTTCATCCTATTAGGATGCACCTGTATTTAGTCTCTTGGGCTGAGTCGTTAGCTCTTCGCCTCGTCAAGTTGGCGTATTCTTTTCAGAACTTAGCTTTCAACGATATCCAGGTGTTATAATATAACTAATTACTTAGTTACACGGCATGTGGATTAAACATGGGAGAGAATATGTTACATCATCTTTAGTATATTGTAAATTATCTGATGCTATTATTTTCTCCTTTAGTTTTAATTGCTGATAAGTTAGTCTTCCAGTATATAAATTACCATTACTATCAACTATAGCAACATTTCTTATTTTCAAATTTTTATAGTAATTAACCAAATCCTCTATTGTTTTAGACATTTCTATGATAATGAATTCTCCCCGTTTCCAACAGGCCACTCCATTATGGGCTTTTAGTAGTGTATTAAAGAAATGATAATCTTTTGCGCCAACTAAAGCAGCAGCATCTCTTATGGAGACATCAGTTGCCACTTCTATTCCTTTATAATTTAAAACTTTATACTTTTTACCAGTATTAAGTCGCGGATTTTTATATCCATTCTTATAAAGATTTTTGGTAGACTCTGAAATTTTATTTCTCCATTCTAAAGAGTACTGATGTTCTATGGGAGTAGCTCCATTAAATTCTGGATTATATTGTTCTATGTAAATATATTCTAGAGTTCTTAATATGGTTTCATTATATGTTTTTAAAATCGCCAATACTTCAAATGTAAATGCTTCTTCACCATATTTGTTGAAACTCCTCTGTAAATATATAGAATGGTGTCTATTATTCTTCAAATCAGAAAGATGTTGAATCCCCCTTTCTGAAAGGTCTACTGAAGACCCAATATAAGATTTGTTATTTACTATACAGGTAATTTTGTAAATTCCTGCCACAGAATGGTAATTATTATCTATTGTCATATTCTTATTATTTTTAATATGACAAATTTAAGAAAACTATTTTAATTTTGCAAATTTATAAATCCATTTTACCAGTAGGATTTGAGGTGGGGCTAAATGTAACACACTTCTCAAAGAAATCAATATATTGAGTATATTCTTCAGAGTCAAGCTTATCCAACACCTCTTCAGGAACAGGAGAATCATTCTTGCTACTTCTTAGATTTGCAGGAGAAATCCTTATCCTATCCAATCTATACAATAACCAACTCTGAAATCTATTCAATATCTTCTCATCTGTCTCTTCAAGATTAAAGTAGAAGATTTTTAACCTCATTATATCCTGATGGGTAAATGCAAACATTATAGCCTCAAAGAGCAAATTAAGAACAAACTGAGTTTTCCCGCCCTTGGTATAACTCGTTATCCCATAATAAGTTCCTTGCTCTAATCCTATAAAATCATTGGAAAACCTAACAAAAGGAGAGGGAATACTATTAATGTTTCCATTAATTAAGTTCTCTCTCCTTTTTCTCAGGTTATCCATAGTTCTCTCTCTAAGAGTCATCGCATCTCAT